GCAACTCTCTTTTCGAGCGCAGCAGCTTTTTCGATTTCAGCAACCTGAGCGATTGCTTCTTCTTTAGCAGCTTCAGAAGCCGCTAGAGCTTCCTCAAGTTCTTTAACTCTTGCTAGAGCTTCTTCTACCTGAGCTTGGACTTCGGCGATAGCCTGATCCTTAGCAGAAATAGTTTCTTCAAACTTTTGCAACTGACTTTCAATCGCTTCTGTCTTCTGAGCTTCCATTTCCTGCTTCATAGTTTCGTTGGCGGTTCGAGCTTCAGCTAGTTCAGCTTTGACTTCCTCCAACTGTTTCTGTAAAACATCGGACATTTTAGTCTCCTTTATTGATGAAACAGCAACTAGTTCACTATCATTTTCACTAAAACTTTTACTGTCATTTAAAATGACACTTCGAGGATTAGCAGGTTTAGAAACCAAGCCCTTGCCAGAGAAAGATATATTTCTTAATAATCTACCCACTGTATAACCCTCATACCTCCCTGTTCCTCCGTAAGCGCGAAGGTGCTTTGACAAAAATGCCGAAGCCTCTTCTCTTCTTACAATTTTGCTCGCACCCGTTTCATCTTTCAGTGCGTAATCAAAATTTGGGAACAGACATTCCATAGATACATACCATCTATTTCCTTCCTCAATCTCTTCTATTATATTATTCATTCTTTCTCGAAGTTCTGGATCGCTCCAAGACTTATATAGAACACCCTGTGTAATTATATTAAAGTCTGTTGGTGAACCAGCCTCTGCAAACGAAAGATCGCCATCTAAGCTGTTTCCTTCAAAATCAACAACGTAGTTGGCGGTTATGTGACCAATTATATCTTTTTCATTATGCATATAATTGAATTGTTTATCTTCTGGAGTAGAACGTGCTTCCCACATTTCTTGTGCGTCAAAAACATCATCGTTCTTATTCCAACCAGTACTAACTAGGACAGAACTCAAATAATATAGATCTATCTGTTCTTTATTCTCGGCTTGAGAATTCTCTAGACCTAAAAAATTAAGGGCCATCGCACGGTCTTTATCATACTTACCGGCAGCAGTACTTAGTGTTGGGGCTTCAGAAATAACAGGAGAGCAATACGCAATTGTGGTATTGTTCTCGATCAATTCCTGAAGGCCATCTTTTATTTCTTGTGCATATGCTTTCATATAAAGTCTCCTTACATGATAATACACAAAAAAAGATTTTTATGTTTGTTTTTACCTAAAAACTAGGCGAACGAGGCGAAGGTGGATGCGTAGATATACCTCATCTCGTCAATGCTTGGCTTTCTATCTTGAGTTTCAGAAAACTTGTTAACCGCACTATCTACCTGAAGACTGAAAGATTCTGACGGCTTTGTGTTGGAATCAATGATTTGCTTGATTACATCAGCATCTATTTCCATAAATGGCTTTATACCAGTAAGTATGCATAACTTTAGATGTTCTAGTTGGTCAAACTCGGATTTGGTTAGACTTCTAGCGTTCTTCTTTTCAAAATGCGCAAGAGCCATTGGTGTAACAAGCTCGGAAATTTTCTTCTGCGCTTCATATGCCCATAGCGTAGCCGCGACATTATCACTGCTTCTGGGAAGAACTCTCTTCTGTTTTCGCTTTTGTTCATCTCTAGCGTTAAAAGGTCTGCCGCCTTCTGGGTTTTCCGGTTGCTCGTTATCATTATCTTGAGGTGGGCCAAGCTCGATACGCTCTGTTTGAGGCTCTTCTCTTTCTACTATTTCCTCTTCTGCGGGAGGAAGTCCAAGGCTCTCTAAATACATGTCCTTATCTAACACGTCTTTAGTCATGGCCAGTTTAGCCATATCCTGTTTATGTTGAGGATTATGGAAAGGACCAGCTTTCTTAGGTGCTCCCGGATCATTTGTTCTAGTTCTTTCTTCTCTTCTCACTCTAATCTTCTCAATAGTAGGTAGCTCTCTAAATCTTTCGAGCAGCGTTTCGTGAGATATAATATCTCTATCGGCAAGCTGTACAAGTAACTGTTTCTGCGCAGCTTCATCTGAAAGTATAATTGAGTCAAAGTGTATCTCAGCTGGGAATCTAAAGCCCATGGCCTTTTGCACTAACTTGATTTCATTTATCCAGAAGTCTTTAAGCTTTTCTCTACCGTATTCCAATCTTTCGACTAGAGTCTTGAGGCTAACATAATTGTTGCTATATCCACCACCAGAAGCGGCTCCGGTTAGCGTTGGAGGAATGCCAAGTCCAGCATATATACTAGTTAGAACCGGCTGATATTTTTCTGCTCCTAAAAATTTGTAAACCTGAGTGCTACTTTCCTTGAAGTCAATTTCAGGACCCCATACTAAGTCCATAGTACCTCCGCCGACATTGCTGGCGAGAATATCTCTTAGCTTATTAATAGCGGCTTTGGTGGGAATAATCTTATGGTCTAAATCACCAATTCTCCAAAGTCTAACATTTGATATAGCTCCATCTAACGCAGCTAAGTCTGCGAGCTTCATCTTTTCAAGCATAACAATATCGTCTAAGATTGCATATATCATAGGGTTTGACCAAACGTTCCAGTCATCCTTCTTATAATGATACATCATAAACTTGTCTTTATCTAATGGTATTTCTCTTTCGCCTTGGGAAAACTTCGTGAGCAAGTAGTTTGGTAAGTTGCGACCTTTACCATGAGCGTCACCATTCATCATTAGTGAGTTGACTGTGTTTTTTGAGACTTTGATAACATACTCAATGTCACCAGTGAACATTGCTACATCTTTATTTTTTATATCAACAGCAAGAGGATTTAAAAAGTCATAGCGCCAAGGAATCTCTCTTTTTGAAATAGCGATGTCTTCTATTTTCATATCAGGCGCAGCTGTACTTCTTTTGAGCTCGGCTTCTTTCTTCTTATTAATTTTAGCTGTTCTTCTGCGGATAGGAACGTTGCCGCATCTATACAGATAATTCAAGAATCTTTCTGATCTGTCTAAACCATCAACCTGTTCAAACCATTTGCGATAAAACTTTTCGATTGTCTTGTTGGGATGTACTAGAGTAATCCCTTGCGTAGCAAAGTCGCCCATCAAATCAATAACATTTCTAATGATTCCAACTTTGTCATAAGCCTGCATGCACATCTTGACTATTCTTTTTTGATGTGTAGGAATTGCTTCGCCGGGACGAAAAGCATTGTAGTCCCTGCGGTTAAAGCCGGGTCTTACCGACCTTTGTGTTTCGATGTCTATAAAAGTTCTATTGTCGTAGGCATATGACTTCTGTATACCATCGTAAGCATTAACATTATCAGCGGATAGCTCATAAGCCTTGCTTCTTTCTAAATCATCACCCCAAGTCAAGTATAGATCTTCTGACATTTGTATTGTTCCTTTGGCAATAGTATTGATAATGGTATTGTAAATTACTATACACAGTATTAATAAATATTGCCCATATTTTCTGTAAACCAAGATGGACCATGATACATTGGGCCGTCGTCCTCCGTTTTTTCTCCCTCAGACTTTCTGGCAAATCCACCGTAGTGATCGTAAGTTCTTACCGTTCTTTCTACGTCAAGCTGTCTCGCGCTCATGTTTGCCATGATCAAAGATGAATAGCGGTCTTTCCTCAGTCTGCTCTTTTTTCCTGCTGCTATCTTGACTTCTGGAGTATCCCATCGCTCTCTACCAGTCCCTGTTTGCGTCATAATAATCATAGACAGCTCATTCTTGAGTTCTTCTATTTCCATAACACAATCCTCTAAGGTGTCGTATATTCTACCCTCGATATTGTCTTCCTCGGCAGATAAGCCAAGACTGACTGAATCAAAGTCTGGGAATAGTACTAGCTTATCCTCAAAGTCTTTTCTTAGTCCGTGATTAGCCTCTGCAAGCCAATCGTATTTTGCAAACTGACACATTCTTAAAATATGTAATCCGGGCTCATCGTCTGTGTCTTTTGGTTTGTCGTAGTCTATAACGGGCCATATTTTTTGCTCGCCCTCTCTAACTTTGTCTTTGTCGTGCAGTGCCTCCATGACAGCGATACCACCACCCTGAGCATCAAGTGCAATCTCCATGCATGGAAATACTTTCATTAGGTTTCTAATTTTTCTAGCGCAGTAAGAATAAAAATCGTCTTCGTCTACAAGGTGCGCTTTTAACTGATCTCTGTGCTGACTTCTGTTTGTAGTCCACACATGAACTACTCTTCTGTGGCTTCCATTTAATTCTAGGACCACAATACTAAAATTATCAACCTCTGACGCTGGGTCAACTCCAAAGATATATCTCTTATTTGGGTCTCCTTTTAGCATAGCCTCAAAATGTATAGGTTCTTCGTTTATCGTAATATTGTTTGCTTCTGAGGCAACACAATTTTCTATTAGTGATCTTTTGAAAAAGCCTTGACTATCAGTTGTAAAACAAGCACCATACTCCATCTGAAAGATCCCAGAGTGTACAGTTGCCCTAGCTCTGGCTATCTGTCCCTCGTCCATGAATCCATCTGGAAGGGTCGTTACAGGCATGCGAATAACAGAATACTCATCCCAAGCAAAGTCTTCAGGTACATTTTCCCCGAATACCTCCTTTAGTCTTTGTCTGTCGCCTTTACTATTTACAATCGCTCTATATCTTTTCCAATATTCTGCAAAGTGATTGAAGTCATAGTATGCTGTACCTGACAATATAATTTGGTTTGATTTTTCAGTTACCGGATCTACGTCAGTCTTTTCCTGCAGACTAACTCCAAGCTCCTCGGCTTTTTTCTTTTTAGCTCTATCTTTGACTTTTTCGATAGGTGACGCAGACACCGCAGCAAAACCAGCAACCACGTTTTCAAATATCTCACGAGGTATCGACGCAAATTCATCAGCGATAATATCATTGGCGCGCTGACCACGAATCTTACTTCCGTCACCGAGAGGCAAACATGTCACAGTACTGTCTCCGATATGCATCACACATCTGTCTACATCCCTTCTAGGGCCACTGCTAGAGCCGCACAGGTCCCTCAGAATCGGCGCGTTCTTCCAAATGGTGTCCATATACTCAAAAAGCACTTTAGACTGTCTAAAGGCCGCACCGACGACGATAATCTTTCTCCTTGGCATAAATAAAGCTCGAAGTAACGGATATACAGAAAGTATAAAAGACTTACCCATACCACGACTACCAATAAGCATTGGGAACTTTTTATGCCACATCTCTTGAAGCAAAAGAGATTGGAACGGAGATATCTCAATGTTTAGTATATACTTACAGACAAACGAGAAATATTCTGGGCGCATCATAAGCCAAGCTATACGCTCAAGCATCTTGTCTGGATCATCATCATGAAAAAGAAAATCCATAGGATTAAATAAATCGTCATCTTTTACATCTATGCCGAGCCAAGCATCTTGTATTACTCTGTCTAGCTTCTTGCTTATATCAGCCACTATTTAAGCCTCTCTAATATTTTTTCTAATGAGCTATAATTCCCCTTGCCAAATACCCCATCTGCGAAGCCATACTCTACGGCCTTTTCTCCATTGAGAATCCAATCTTCTTTTACATTGAGTCTTCTTTTTAGTATAGCTTTAATTTCTACTGTTTTTCTTCCTTTGAACGCAGAACCCTTCTTGCATGCGTTGACATATATATCATACATTAGTTCTTTTGACCGTTTAAGGGCCTCAGCGTTCGATATAAACTGCTTTGTCGTTCCACTGGCCTCACAAGACCCTTCGTGTATTAACCACTCTGTATGAGGGTGTGTGACCCTTAGACCTTTACCCATGACCGCCTGCGGAATTATACTACCCATAGAGGATGCCGTTCCATAACATATGAATAAGAATTTGCACTTACTGGCTTTGATTGCATCATATATTGCAAACCCAGCGTTTTGATCTCCACCAATATTGTATTGATGAATAATAATTGGATTGCTATTCAAAGACTCAAGCATTAGCAGGTTCTTAATAAACTCGACGGCGTGCTTGCTTCCTAGCCCATCATCTCCAGATTCAAGAAATATTTCTCTTGTTTGAGACAGTAAACCGTAATCGTGCCAGTTAGATAGGGCTGAGTATATCTGTGTTCTATTAGGTTTGTTCATGGAACATCACATTTAACCTCTTGAATATGCTTTCTGTAACCTTCTGCGCATTCTTTGCGTTATCACAAAAAAGAATATGAATACCATACCAAGTCTGATATTCCATTAGCGCTTTCAGTATGTACTTGCCTGTTATTTTTCTGTTGGCTATTTCTCTTTTACAAAAGTCGGGTTTGTTATGCCACATATATTCAGAGAATATGGAGCGTGGATAATTTATCACATCGCTCATAGAAAACTCACAAATTATATATTTAAAGGGATACTCCTGTATGCGTTGCATCTCAGCATTAAATCTTTTCTTTTCTTTGCCCACATTGTTGGCGATCTCTTCTACACTCTTTTTTCTTTCGATACATACAGCATCTTCAAAACCTTCGAGCGTATAATCTCCGGTCTTAAGTGTTCCCGGCTTCATTCCGTCGCAGGCATCGCCACTGTGGAATATCCAGCCCTTCTGCTCTCTGGTGTCTTTTATGACAACAAACTTAGGAGTTTTTTTCTTAGCCATCTATCAACCCTAGTAAATAAGACTCGTAGTGCACCTCATTGCCTGTGACTTCCTTGTGACAATCATAACACAAGGTTATGCCATTACTCACGTCAAACCTCAGAGACGAAGCGCTAGCCCACTTTCTAATGTGGTGAACATACATCTTTCTCTTTTTCCCGCTAGTCTTACACATCTTGCAGCGGAACTTATC